CACCGCGTCGTGTTCCTGCTGGAGCAAACCAGGGGAAAGCAACTTGGTCGTTTAGTATAATAGTACGTAGCGCCATGTGCGAAGCCGGAACAACAATGTTATTTCCTGCGTTATCACTTGTAAAGCCTGCGCCATAATACATAGCCATGTACTCGTCAAAACTAACTGCACCGTTATCGTTATCTTCTAGTGCTAGTTTAACGTTAGATGCCCATTCATTTAATGAAGTTGCATCTGGTGTTAAACGTAAAGGTGTATCACCAACAACAAATGCTGTTAAGCGTCTGTCATAGTTTAGTGTGATCATTTCGCCAATTAGCTCTGGATAACCTGGTGTAGCCATTAAGTTAAACTGACGACTTTCTTCGTCACGTATTTCTTGGTTACTGTTAACTGTTGCTTGTAATGCTTGTACAACACTCTTACGCTGTGCATGACGTCCAAAACTACCTGAACCATCTGCTTGGTTACCTGAATCAGTAACCCAACGATGTGGATAGTAAGCTGCCATTGAGGCACCTGCATCTACGCCGCCTTGACGAACGTTTTTGCCTGCTGTATCTACATAGTTACGCTCAAAACGCTTAACGTTAAATCCGCTTTTACGTAAGTTCCATAGCAACATACCTTTTGGATATAGTGCTGGATCTGGAGCATCTGTGTCTACAAAGTCACTTACAAGCATTTCTGCAATAGTTGCACTTGGTGCATCGTCTGCTGTTCCGCCTGTGTCACCTTGACGTGCATCTGCAAATAGTACACCGTCTTCTGTAGTTTGGTCTGCTTTATCAAGTAAAATAAATTTGCTTAGTGTAAAATTGTATCTATAAATTGCTGGATAATCTTCAACACTAGCTGTGCTTACCCAAATATCACCATTTACAAGTGCAGAATTATCTGACTGTAAAGTTGGTTCAGTTGCTGAAACAATTGGACCGTCTGGGCTAGTGCCACTGTATGGACTTGAATCAGCTGATAAGCCAGTTCCGCCTACATAGTTAAGACCAACAAATGCATCGCCGTTATGTACTAGTATGTCAACTTCGTCAACAACACTATTATACCATATTTGGCCTGCTGCTGCTAGGCTTAATGGAACGTTACTTGATGCTGTATATACTAGTGGTTTCCAGTTTGAAGCAACTAAGCCAGTTGCATTTGGGCCAACATACAAGTTAGCTGTTGATGCTGCTGAAAAACCAAATCCTGCTAATCCACTAGTTGTGTCAACAAATTTGATGTCTCCGCCTAGTTTGTGCTGGATTACAACTTTATTAGTTGCATCAACTAATGCTACAACATTAACAAATCCTTTAGCATTAATAGCTGCTGCTAGTAAATCTGCATCTGCACTTGAGCCAGCTGTTGTAACACTTACTGTTACAGGTGCTGTCATTGCTGCTGTATTAGCTTTAGTTTCTGAAACTGTAAAGGTATGAGCTGCTGCTGCAACACCAGTTGTTCCGATTACTGCTCCATTAACACTAGTTGCACCTGTATTAGCTCTTGAATAAACTTTATAGTTTCCAATTGGGTTAGCAAGCTCGTCTACGTTAGATTTTACATAAAGTGCGCCGGCTAATAAGTTTGTTCCGTTGCCAGCTTTATCAAGTCCAAAAAGTGCGCCTTCAGGAGTAGTATAAAGTGGTGCTGTTACACTTGCCCATAGCTGTGTAGCTGTGCTATACTGCTTGATACTTATCTTTGCTCCGCCATTTGGAGTAGTTGTTTTAATCCAAACACTTCCGCTTGGTGCTGGTGTAGTATCACTTGATTTAAATGCAGGTACTGCTGTGTGCGGTGCTACTGCAACTAATGGTGAACTAAATGTGGCTGCTGTTAGACCTAACGCTGCTAATAATGCTGAGCCTGATCCGTCTGCTAGTGCAACTTTGCCGTCTGCTGTTGCGCCATCTGATGCACTTAATGAATTTGCAAAAAATTCAATTGAAGTATCAACTAGTGCTGCTGTTACGCCTGCAATGCCTGCATTGTTAATAAGTGTAACGTATTCTGCAATAGTTGTTTCAGCGCCAGTAAAGTTAACTGGTGTAGTGTTAATACTAAGTCCGTGACTGCCTGTGCCGTTTGCTGTTAGATCTGGGTTAGATGCTGTGCCGCGTGTTACAGCTGAACTTGCTTTCCAGGCATCGCTACCTACTTCTACCCAAGTACCTACGTTAGACACTCTTTGAGCAGTTGTACCGTAACCTGGTGTTTTGAAATACATTCTATTCATTGTATCGTTTGCGTCAATTGCAAAATCACCTATTTGACCAATTGATGCTTTTGGAGCATTTCCTAGGCCGCCGTCCAAGTCAGTTTCTACTGTAAGTACAGTTGGTGTTTTTGCTGTAAAGCTCTGTCCGCCTGCTACTGTAATTGCTGCGCTATTCCATTGTAGAATACCGTAGTTGCTAGTTGAAGTGTCAAACCAATGTGCGCCGTTTGCAGGCTCGCCACCTGGTGCTGATGCACTTGCTGTTAGTTCTGCTGCGTCTAGGTCAGCTCTTACAACATACACACGATTCGAAACGCCTAATGCAGAGTATGCAGCTTGTAGGCCGTACTCGTTAAGCTCTCCACCGTGGATCATGTTGCCGTTGTTGTCGCTATAAAATAATGGGTCGCCAAATGTCTCACCAAGCTCGCGCTGACTAGTGATCAAATATGGTTTGCCCGCATTTGCTTTTATCGTACCTTGTGCTGTTCCTGTGCCGCTACTTTTAGTTTTATTACTAGCTGTAGCAACAAAGATCATAGGTACCGTTCCAGCGGATGCTGGTGTGTAGAATGATTCGTCAATTACATTGACTTCTACGCCTGGTGATACTAATGCCATGTTGTTTCTCCTGTTGGATGGTAGTGTACTTGTTCTATACAGTATTTATTACTTTCGGAATAAAACACCTATCGAATACTACCAAAAAAGGCACCGAAAAGGTGAGCTAAATACAATATGAGACCATTATGTACTTGCGGGGAGCGTCCTGCAGCAATAAACTATCGCAAAGAGGGTAAAATCTATTATAGAAAGAAGTGTGAACGTTGTTTACGTAATGGAGTAAGTCACGGAGTTCCATTATGGAAACAACGTGGTTACGAAAAAAAGAATGTCTGTGAAAAATGCAGTTTCAAAAGCAAATACTCAGAAGTGTTTAATGTATTTCATATAGATGGAGATCTACAAAACTGTAGACCAAATAACTTAAAAACTATATGTGCAAACTGTCAACGTACTCTACAAAAAGAAGGAGTGAAGTGGCGTCAAGGTGATTTACGTCCCGACTTCTAAGTGAGTCATTAACTGATCTAGATTAAACTTTAGATCTTCTAGTGTACCGTTGTTGTCAATTGTAAAGTCAGACATCCATTGCTCTAAGCTCATTGAGTCGGTAGATTCAGCTTCTAGATGTATACTGCGATCAACCCAAATACAGTAATCAAATACACCAGTATTTTGCATTGCAAAGAATTCACGCTTGTTGCGTAGCCCACAATAAATATCGTAAGCTTCAAACATCTCTCTGCCTAGAGTTGCTGCATCAGGAACATTATAATCACAAATAGCATTATACCATTCTGCTCTGTGATTATGCCTGTCAGCATAACACTCTTCTTCATTAGCATATCCATATTTGTCCTTTAGATCATTATATATAAATTGTAGGCTGCAAAACTTTGAACTGCTTTCAAAAGTGTATCCATAATGGTCACGTAGGATTTCACACACAGTATCTTTGCCATGTCTGCCATGACCGATAACAAGTAATTTAGGTAACATCTCAACTCCAAATGATCTATAATATAACTTATATTATAAACTAATTTAGCAGTCTTGTCAAGAACTTTTTAACCTATTGTAAAGCCGTATCCTACGCCGCCGGCAATACCCATTGAAACTTCAACTTCTAGCTTGTCCATCTCAGCTTGTGCTTCTGCTTTTAGATTGTCGCCGTTTAGTGTCGAACCACCTTGTGGGCCTGCAATTGTAGCAAACTTTGAACGTGCTTCGCCTAACATATACTTACAACTAGCAAGTGTATAATCTTTAATCCATTGAACAGCTAGGTAATCATTTAGTAATTCACTGTCTGGACGATAGTTATAGCAGTAAATTAATATTTGCTCTTCTGCTCTAGGACGCTGTAGTATTGTAAGTTTCTTTGTCGGTGGGTTCCATTTAAACTCGATAAAGCTACCAAACATTCTACCTACTAGTTCTTGGTGTTGTGCAAACATGTCGTATGTTGCTAGTCCACCTAGCTTTGATCCTGATAGCAAATACGTATTTGTATATGCTGCGTTAAATGGTTCAAACACACTACCACTTGATCCACTACCTGCACGTGAACCAATACTACTGCGATACATTTTACGAACTTCGATCACTTCATTTGGTAAGGTGTATTCGTTTTGATCTATTACTGTTGTTAAAAACAAGTAAGATTCTTCAACACTGTTATCACTGCGCTGTCTAAAACGTGTAAGTGCTTTGGTTAGAGCAGTTTGATAGTGTATAGGATCAAGTTCAACATCAACCATGCCTCCTCCGAGGAATGTGTTAACATAATCGTATACTTCTTGTTTTTGTGTCGCTAATGTCATTTGAAGTTCTCCATTAGTATTTATTCGTTGCGATAAATATGTATAACAATAGGAGAATGGTTATCCCTCGCATATCACTATACAAACCGGAACGCGGTAATGATTATTATTTCTTGGACAAACAGATCCTGGAAATGTTCACCATTGGCGGTACTGACATTAATATTCACAAGTTCCTTGGTGCAGAAAATCCTGCTGTAGGAGAAGGTACTGCCGATCAACCTACTTATGATGCTGTTAAAGAAACCAATATACAAGACTTATTATTTTTAGAAAATAGAGATCGAAAGTATGATCCAGACGTATACAGTATGCGTGGCATTTACAACGTTCAAGATATCGACTTTGATTTATCACAGTTTGGATTGTTTTTAAGTAACGACACCTTGATGTTAACTATTCATATTAATAGTTCGGTTAAAACATTAGGTAGAAAGATTATGAGCGGTGATGTAATTGAATTACCGCATCTAAAAGATGAATATGCCCTTAATGATTACAGTGTTGCACTTAAACGCTTTTACGTTGTAGAAGATGTTAATCGTGCAGCAGAAGGATTTAGTCAAACTTGGTTCCCTCACTTATATCGCTTAAAACTAAAGCAAATATACGATGGTCAAGAATACTCAGAGATTATGGATCTGCCTGCAGAAGAA